ATGGCCGAGCTTTGCCACAGGAAGGGGGGCGGGGCGCAGATGAAGAATGTCGCGCGGCGGCGGCGGTTCGACGCGGCGCGGCAGGAGACTTTCTTCGCGACGCTGGCCGCGACCTGCAATGTCGTCGCCGCCTGCCGCCGCGCCGGCGTCCTGCCGAGCGGCGTCTATCGTTTGCGCCAGAAATCGGCCGTCTTCCGGACGCGCTGGGCGGCGGCGGTGCGCGAGGGCTATGCGCGGCTCGAGCTGGCGATGCTCGAGCGCATGATGAACGGCACGGTGAAGACGATCACCAGGCATGACGGATCGATCGAGACCGTCCACGAATATTCGAACGCGGTCGCATTGAGCCTCTTGAAGGTCCATCGCGAGGCCGCCGCCGAGATCGCGACCCGGCACGACCCGGCCGAGATCGAGGAAGCGCGCGACCGGATCGCGACGAAGATCGATCGGCTGCGCAAGCGGCTGGAGCCGCAAGAGGCGGGCGGCGGCGCGGACGAATGAGCCGCTCCAAGCTGCGCGAGAAGATGCTGATGCTCGCGCGCGCATCCCCCGAGCGGGCGCGGCGGCTGATCGCCAGCCTGACCCCCGCCGACGCGCTCGCCATCGACGCCGATTTCGAGGCCTGGGCCAATGACAGCCAGTGCGAGCCGCCCGCGATTGGCTGGCGGACCTGGCTGATGATGGCCGGGCGCGGCTTCGGCAAGACCCGCGCCGGCGCGGAATGGATCACGCGGCTGGCGACGCAGCGGGGACGGCCGGTGCGGATCGCGCTGGTCGGCGCGACGATCGACGAGGTTCGCAAGGTGATGGTGGAGGGCGAAAGCGGGCTGCTCGCGGTCGGCGCGCGCTACCGCAAGCCGCCGCGCTGGGAGCCTTCGCTGCGGCAACTGCGCTGGCCGGGCGGAAGCATCGCCGATGCCTATTCGGGCGAGAGCCCCGACGGCCTTCGGGGGCCGCAGCATCATTTCGCCTGGTGCGACGAGCTCGCCAAATGGGCGCGCGCCGAGGAGACCTGGACCAATTTGCAGCTGGGATTGCGGGCCGGGGCGCGGCCGCGCGCGCTGATCACGACCACGCCGCGGCCGCTGCCGTTCCTGAAGCGGATCGAAGCGGGGCGCTGGACGGTGACGACGCGCGGGCGGACCGACGAGAATGTGAATCTGAGCGAGTCGTTCCTGAGCGTGATGGCGGAAACCTATGGCGGCACGCGGCTCGGGCGGCAGGAGCTTGGCGGGGAGCTGATCGAGGAGGTTGAAGGGGCGCTTTGGACAAGGGCGCTGATCGAGCGGTGTCGGACAGACCCTCCCCCTAACCCCCTCCCGCAAGCGGGAGGGGGGACTTTGCGGCGGGTGGTCGTGGGGGTGGATCCGGCGGCGTCGGCAAAGGGCGATGCGTGCGGGATCGTGGTGTGCGGGCTTGGCGCCGACGGGAGGCTGCTGGTGCTCGACGATCGTTCGGCGGGGGGGCTGAGCCCGGAAGGATGGGCGCGCGCGGTGGTCACGGCGGCACAGGATTGGGGGGCGGAGCGCGTGGTCGCCGAGACCAACCAGGGCGGCGAGATGGTCGCCGCGACTCTGCGGAGCGTCGATGCGGCGCTGCCGGTCAAGGCGGTGAGGGCGCGCTACGGCAAGGCGCAGCGGGCGGAACCGGTCGCGGCCTTGTTCGAGGCGGGCAAGGCGGGGTTCGCCGGCGCCTTTCCCGAGCTGGAGGACGAATTGTGCGGCTTGCTGCGCGGCGGCGGCTATGACGGGCCGGGAGGAAGCCCGGATCGCGCCGACGCGATGGTGTGGGCGATGACGGAGCTGATGCCGGGCGGAGAGAGGATGCCCCGGGTGCGTGGGCTTTAGGAGAGCAAGCATGAAATGGTTCGGCCGGAAGGCCGCTCGGGAAGCCGGGCGGCCTTTTCTGTTTTCGGGGATTGCGGGGCGGTTTGCGGGGGAGCCCTGGCCGCGCAGCTATGAGGGGCAGGTGCGCGAGGCGATGGTCGGCAATGCGATCGCGCAGCGGGCGGTGCGGCTGGTGAGCGAGAGCGTGGCGGGGGTGGTGGTTGTGGCGGAGGCCGTGCCGGCCCCTCCACCATTCGCCGTTGGCGAACGGTCCCCCTCCCCGTTCCGGGGAGGACTGGTGGCGCCGGCGCTGCTTGAGATGGTGGCGATGCATCTGTTGTTGCACGGCAATGCGTTCGTGCGGGTGATCGAGGATGGCGAGGGCGCGCCGGCGGAATTGTTCGCGCTCAGGCCCGAGCGGGTGACGATCGAGGCGGATGCGCGGGGATGGCCTGCCGCTTATGTCTATAAGGTCGGCGAGGCGCGGACCCGGATCTTGGCGCGCGACGGGCTGGGGCGGCCGGGGGTCGTTCATCTCAAGGCCGCGCATCCGATCGACGATCATTACGGGCTCGGCTGTCTGGGCGCGGCGGCGCCGGCGGTGGCGGTGCACAATGCGTCGGCGCGCTGGCACAAGGCGTTGCTCGACAATGCGGCGCGGCCTTCCGGGGCGCTGGTCTATGAGCCCGGCGACGGGGCGGGGCTTTCCGGCGAGCAATATGCGCGGCTCAAGGCCGAGATGGAGGCGCAGTTCCAGGGCAGCGCCAATGCCGGGCGGCCGCTGCTGCTGGAGGGCGGCCTCAAATGGCAGGCGATGAGCCTGACCCCGGCGGACATGGATTTCGTCGGGCTGAAGGCGGCGGCGGCGCGGGAGATCGCCTTGGCCTTTGGCGTGCCGGCGATGCTGCTCGGGCTGCCGGGCGACAATACCTACGCCAATTACAAGGAGGCGAACCGGGCGCTGTGGCGGCTGACCGTGCTGCCGATGGCGGGGCGGATATTGAGCGGGATCGGCGACGGGCTCTCGGCGTGGTGGCCGGGGCTGAGGCTTTCCGTCGACATCGACCAGGTGACGGCACTGCACGAGGACCGCGAAGCTTTGTGGCGGGCGGTGACGGCGGCGGATTTCCTGACGATGGAGGAGAAGCGCGAGATGCTTGGGTTCGGGCCGAAGACGACAGCCTAGCCGTCAGTTCAGCGGAAGCCCGAATCGCACTTTCCTTCAACAATCTCAGCAAAGGCACCGAGATCCCAGCTCTCGCTGGGATGACGAGAGGTGGAAACATGACCAACAATGCATCGATGCTGGCGCTGCTCGTCGCGCAGGCGGAGGGGCAGGGGGCGGACCTCGTCACGCTGCGCGCCCTCATCGAGGAAGCGAGCGGGGTGGGGGCGGAGCGGGCGCTCGCCGCGCTCGGGCTCAGGGACGAAAATGCGCGGCGGGACATGGACGAATTGCGCGAGCTGCTCAGGGCATGGCGGGATGCGAAGAAATCGGCGCTTTCCGCGGCGGTGGGCTGGGTGGTGCGGATCGGGCTGGCGCTGCTGGTCGCGGGGATCGCGGTGAAGGTGGGGTTGATCGCGGCGATCCGGGCTTAGAAGAAACGGTTCAGAGAAGGCGCGAAGCCGCGGAGACAAGGGCAAGAAGAAATTGGGTTCGCGCGGAGACGCGGAGGCGCGGAGAGTCAGCACATTTCCCCTTTCGCGAAGCGGGCCTCCATTCGATCGTGCCATCAAGGGAACAGCCGGCTTCGCCGGGAAGAGAAGCCGACCTTGGTCCCTCCGCGCCCCCGCGCGAATCCAATTTCCCTTCTTCGCGGCTTCGCGCCTTCTCTGAACCAATTTCCTATCGGGAGACGGACATGCGTTTTGCCGGTTATGCGGCGATTTTCGGGCGGGCGGATCGGGGCGGGGATGTGATCCGGGCCGGGGCGTTCGCGCGATCGCTCAAGAAGGGCGCGGTGCCCCTGCTGTGGCAACACGACGCGGCGCGGCCGATCGGGCGGATCGAATATCTGCGCGAGGATCGGCGGGGGCTTCGGGTGATCGCCCGGCTGGTGGATGCGCGCGCGGCAGGGCTGTTGAAGGGGCGGGCGGTGACGGGGCTGAGCTTCGGCTATCGGGTGCGGGAGGCGGCGGGCGAGGCGCCACGCGAACTCGTCGATCTCGATCTTATCGAGGTGAGCCTGGTGACCTTGCCGATGCAGCCCAGGGCGCGGGTGCATGCGGTGGAAGATTGAGGCTGGACTCGGGCGCGCGCCGGAGTGACCTTGGCGTCATGGGAAAGCTCAAGCGCAAGCAGTACGAAAAGCGCCTCGCGCCGATGCGGCGCGAGCTCAATGACATGGCGCGCTGGGCGCAGGCGACCGGGCAGCGGATCATCGTCCTGTTCGAGGGGCGCGACACCGCCGGCAAGGGCGGCGCGATCGAGGCGGTCTCCGGAACGCTGAACCCGCGCATATGCCGGGTGGTGGCGCTCGCCAAGCCGACCGACCGCGAGGCCCAGCAATGGTATTTCCAGCGCTATGTCGCGCATTTGCCGGCGGCCGGGGAGATCGTGCTGTTCGACCGGAGCTGGTACAACCGTGCCGGGGTCGAGCGGGTGATGGGATTTTGTACCGAGGCGCAGGCCGAGGCGTTTCTGGAGGCGGTGCCGGGGTTCGAGAAGCACCTGATCGAGGACGGCATCTTGCTGTTCAAATATTGGCTATGCTGCGACCAGGAACGCCAGGAGGAGCGGTTCGAGGAGCGGCTCGAGGATCCGCTGAAACGCTGGAAACTCTCGCCGGTCGATGTCGAGGCGCGGGCGAAATATGACGATTACACCAAGGCGCGCGAGGCGATGCTGGAGGCGCCGCATACGAAGTGGGCGCCGTGGACCCTGGTCGATTTCAACGATCAGAAATTGGGGCGGCTGACGCTGGTGCGGGATTTGCTGGACCGGCTGCCGGACACGAAATTGCCGGAGCCGCAGGTGGATTGGCCGCCGCTCAAGGGCAAGCCGCATAAGGAGCGGTATGGGGTGCTGGAGCCGATCGGGGATTTTCCGGTCTAGGCGGTCAGACGCCGAGCCATTCGAGGCCGTTCGGCAGATCGTCGGCACTGTATAGGATTTGCAGGACACGGCGGCGGGCGGGTTGTCTCGCGCGATCGGAGGCATGGAGGATGGGCGTAGCGTAGAGCCACAGATCGCCAGCTTTCGCGCGGCAGGAGGTCTCGCCGCATTTGGCGACCGCCAATGCAATGTCGGGCTCGGCGACGCGGCCGAGGCGATGGGAGCCTGGCGCGACCAGGAGCGGGGCGTTGTCCGGGCCGACGGGATCGAGATGGATGCGCGCGGTCAGCATGGATTCGAGGATCGCGAAGGGCGGCACGGCGTGGGCGAGGCCATGCTTCACCGTCCAATCGGTGAAGCCGGGCGTGTCGACGCGGCGGCATACGGCGATGGTGCGGTCCTGGTGCCAGCCGAGGGCCCAGTTGCGATTCGGTGATTTGTCGAAGAGGACGGCGCGGACAGGGCGGCCGGCGCCGCCGAGGAGCGATCGTGCGATGGCGGTGGCGGGTTCGATCGCTTCCGTGAGGCCGGGGGTCGGTTCGAGGCGGGTGCCGGGACGATCGCCGAGGGTGTCGCCGACCAGGGCTGCCAGGGTTTCGAGCTGGGTTGGCAAGAAGGCGGCCGGGAAGAGTTGGGCGCCGTCGGGATCGAGCTTCATGGGGGTGGGATAACCCGGCTTTCGAAAAGAGGAAAACGGTTCGGGGAAGGCGCGAAGGCACTAAGGAGGCAAAGGAAGAAGAAAAGAGCGAGGTTCGCGCGGAGACGCGGAGGCGCGGAGAGGCCGAGCCCTGCTCCTGTTTCCGGCGAAGCCGGATGCTCCTTTGATAGCACGATCGAATGGAGGCTCGCTTCGCGAGTGGGGAAGTGTGCGGACTCTCCGCGCCTCCGCGCCTCCGCGTCTCCGCGCGAACCCTAACTATTTTCTTCACGCCCCTTCGACGCCGCCTGCGGCGTCGCTCAGGACAGGCTTCGCGCCTTCCCCGAACCGTTCCCTGCCCGCCTCTGGCGGGCTTTTTTTGTTTCTGAAGTAGGAGAGAGTGAACATGATCGAGGTGAAGGCGGATGCGTTGGAGGCGTCTTTCGAGGCGCTGGAGCGGGAAGATGAGGATGTGGCGGCGCTGCGCGGCGAGGTGGCGGCGTTGAAGGCGCGGGTCGAGGCGCAGGGCCCCTCCACCACGCCGCTGCGCGGCGCGGCCCCCCTCCCCGAGGCAAGCTCGGGGAGGAATTGGGATGCTCGGCCGGTGTTGTCCGGCGCGAAGTCGGAGAGCTCGCCGTTCGTCGATCGCTATCTGAGGAAGGGGCTCGAGGCGGGCGTGGAGTTGAAGGCGATGTCGGGGGCGTCGGACGGGGCCGGGGGTTATGCGGTGCCGGACGAGCTCGATCAGCAGATCGAGCGGACGTTGGCCGCGATCTCGCCGATCCGGGGAATCGCCAATGTCGTCCGGGTGGGCAGCGCCGGCTATCGCAAGCTGGTGACGAGCGGCGGGACGCCGTCGGGCTGGGTCGCCGAGACGGCGGCGCGGCCGGAGACCGACACGCCCGATTTCCACGAGGTCGCGCCGCCGTTCGGCGACCTTTACGCCAATCCGGCGGCGTCGCAGGCGATGCTCGACGATGCGGCGTTCGACGTCGAGGCATGGCTTGCGGGCGAGATCGCGGCGGAGTTCGCGCGGGCGGAAGGAGCGGCATTCGTTTCGGGCAACGGCACGGCAAAGCCCAAGGGCTTTCTCGCCGCGCCCAATGCGGCGACGGCGGATGGCGTGCGTGCGTTCGGAACGCTCCAATACCTCGCCACCGGCGTTTCCGGCGGGTTTCCGGCGAGCGACCCGCAGGACATCCTCGTCGACCTCGTTCAGGCGCTGCGTTCGCCCTACCGACAGGGCGCTTCGTTCGTGATGAATTCGGCGACGGCGGCGCGCATCCGCAAGTTCAAGACGACCGACGGCGCGTTCATCTGGCAGCCGGGGCTGGTGGCGGGGCAGCCCGACACCTTGCTCGGCTATCCGGTGGTCGAGGCCGAGGACATGCCCGACGTGGCGGCGGATTCGCTGTCGATCGCGTTCGGCAATTTCAGGGCCGGCTATCTGATCGCCGAGCGCGGCGAGACGCAGATCCTGCGCGATCCTTATACCAACAAGCCGTTCGTGCATTTCTACGCGACGCGGCGCGTGGGCGGGCAGCTGATGAACAGCGAGGCGATCAAGCTGCTGAAATTTTCGGCGTAAAGCCCCCTCCCTGCACGCAGGGAGGGGGTTGGGGGGTGGGTGCGTTTTCCGGAAGCGCATTGCCGGCGGAGACCACACCCACCCCTAACCCCTCCCTGTTTCCAGGGAGGGGAAAAGAGGGCGCTTGCGTCCTCCCTTATGCGCCGGGCCGGTTCCCCTTGCCGGTCCGGCGCACCCATTTTTCATCATGAGAGGCCGGATATGGCATTGTTCTTCGCGGACCTGGTGCGCGAGGCGAGCTGGGGCGTGGGCGACGGCGACCTGCCTTTGGGTGGGGCGTTGCCCGGGCATCGCAGCTTCGCCGACGCGGTGCCGCCGGGCGCGCGCTTTCATTATGCGATCTGCGGCGTCACCCATCCCGACCAATGGGAGACGGGCGAAGGCGCGATCGGCGATGACGGGACGCTGGCGCGCACGCCGATCGCCTCCTCGAACGGCGCTGGCGCGATCGATTTCTCGACCGGCCTCAAGACGATCGCGCTGACCGTCGCGGCGGCCTGGTTCGCGGCGCGCGAGTCGAGCCCGGACGATCCGGCGGCGCTCGACGACAAGGCCGATCTTGCCGGCGCCGACTTCACCGGGCCATTGAGCGCGCCGAGCCTCGCTCTGGCGGCGCCGCTCGATATCGCCAGCGGCGGCACCGGCGGCGCGGATGCCGCGGCGGCGCGCGCCGGCCTTGGTCTCGCCATTGGCGCCGACGTGGAGGCGCACGATCCGACCCTCACCGCGCTGGCCGGGCTCGGCGCGGCGGCCGGGCTGATCGAGCAGACCGGCGCGGATGCATTCGCCAAGCGCGCGATCGGCGCCGGCGCGGCGGGCGACATCCTGAGCCGCGCGGATGGCGACGGCCGCTATCTGGCGGGCGACGCCGCATCGGCCTTCGGCCTCGGCTTGATCGGCGATGCGAACCCCGGCGCGGCGCGCGTGACGATCGGCCTTGGCAGCGCGGCGACGCGGGACACCGGCACGAGCGGCGCCAATGTGCCGCTGCTCGACGGCGCCAATAGCTGGAGCGCGGACCAGGCGATCGCGGGCACGATGAGCGCGCGGCACATCAACGCCGATCATCCGGGCGGCGCCTATGCGACCTGGTTCATCGGCGGCGCCGGGCGCGGCGATATCGGCACCGGCAACCAGATCCTGGGCGGCGGATCGAGCGACGATTTCGCGATCTCGTCGCGGTCGAGCGGCGACCTGGTGCTCGGCAACAACAGTGTCGCGATCGCGCGCATCGCAAACTCCGGCCTCAAGCTCGCCGGCGCGCTCCAGGCCGGCGATCCGGCGCAGACCGGGCTCGGCGCCGGCACGAAGCTCCAGATCGCGGTCGGCGACGACAGCGCGGTCTATCAGCAGATCTACCAGAACGGCCGCGAGAGCTGGACGATCGGGATGAGCGCGGGCGATCCGACGCTGCGCTGGCGGGCCAGCAACGCGACGCTGATGACGCTCGACAATGCCGGCACGCTCGCGGTGGGCGGGATCGAGACCGGCTATCGCGACCTTCCGCTCGTCACCGGCGCGATCGAGCGGGGGAAATGTTTCGTCACCGCCGCCGGCTTCACGCTGCACCCGGGCGCGGCGGCGGGGAGCCTCTATCGGGTCTATAACGACAGCGCCGGCGCGATCACGGTGACGCAGGGCTCGGGGCTGACGCTGCGGCTCGCGGGGACGGCGTCGAGCGGCAGCCGGACGATCGCCCAGCGCGGCCTTGCCACGATCCTGTTCCTGTCCACCAGCGAGGCCGTGCTGTCCGGCACGGGCGTGTCGTGACCGGCGCGGCGATCGCGGCGCAGGCTTTGGCCGACGCCGCCCTGCGGCTGCTCGCCACCGAATATGGCGGGCCGCGACCGACGGGGGTGCGCGAGCGCGACCGGCCGGCGCCGGCCCCGGCGCCGATGCGTGCCGAACGGCCCTGACGCGCCGGGCGATGCGACGACACCGATCCAGCGAAGGACGATGACATGAGCTTCTATCTCAAGGATCCGCAATCGCGGGTCGATTATGCGATCGACTGGTCGGGCTATCTCGACGGCCAGACGATCGCGACCAGCGAATGGACGGTAAGCCCGGCCGAAACGGGCGGAATCGCGATCGAGGAGGCGAGCTTCGACCTCGATCGCAGCGCCGCGCGGCTTTCGGGCGGGATCGTGGGGCGCATCTATTGCGTCGCCAACCGCGTGACCCTTTCGGACGGCAGCGCCGACGAGCGTTCGATCACGCTGCGCGTGGAGGAACGATGATGGGGGTCTCGACGATCGCGGCCGGCGCCATGCCGGTGCCGCTCGACGAGGTGAAGGCGCTGCTCCGGATCGGCGCGAGCGACGAGGATGCGCTGCTCGCCGGCATGGTGCGCGCCGCGGCGACCTTGTGCGAACGCTTCACCGGGCGGTTGCTGATCGCGCGGGAGGTGAACGAGGTGCTGGGGAGGGGCGGCGGCTGGCAGCGGCTCGGCGCCGCGCCGGTGCAGGCGATCGAGGAGATCGCGGCGCTCGATCTCGCGGGCGACGCGGCGGCGCTCTTGGTCGATGACTATGCGGTCGATATCGACGCGCGCGGCGAGGGCTGGGTGCGGCTGCTCGTATCGTCCGGGGAGACGCGCGTGCGGGTGCGCTATATCGCCGGGATGGCGGCGACGCCAGGCGAGCTGCCCGAGGCGCTGCGCCAGGGTGTCGCGCGGCTCGCCGCCCATTTCTTCCTGCAACGCGACGCCGCGGCCGAGACGGAGCCGCCGGCGGCGGTGACCGCCTTGTGGCGGCCGTGGCGGCGGCTGAGCATCGGATGAGGGGCGGGCGATGAGCGGAACCGAGAGCCAGGATGCGGGTGGGGCGCTGGCGGCGGCGATCGTCGCCGCCGTGTCGGCGATCCCCGGCCTCAACGGATGCGGCGAGGGGCGGCCGACGGTGGCGGCCCCACCTTATGCGACGATCGAGATCGGGGCGGAGCGCGACTGGGGCCACAAGACCGGCGCGGGCCGCGAGATCGTCTTTCGGCTCGTGCTGCGCGACGAGGGGGAGTCGCCGGCGCGGCTGCGCGCGCTGATGGCGCGGGCCGATGCGGCGCTGGCGGCGGCGGCGGGCGGGCTTTCCGGCTGGGCGCTGGTATCGCTGGTCATGTTGCGCGGCACGACCGCCGGCGCAAGGCCGCGCCTATGGGCCTGCACGCGCGATTACCGCGCGCGGATGCTCGCCCGCTGAACGGATTCTAGTGCGGCGCCGCCGGCGTCGTCGCCATTTCGAAGCGTTCGTGGAAATTGGTGCGAGAATCCTCGATCTCTTCGTTCGCCGCGTCCTGGGCCGCGGCGGGCGCCGAATGAAGCGCGCTTTCGCGCTGCAGGATCACGTTGCGATAGGCCGCTTCCTGGGTGGTGCATTGCTGCGGATAAGCGGCGTTGAACGCATCCATCGTCGCATGAGACTCGATGCTTTGCTGCATATAGGCGCGCAGGCAGGTGTTGAACGCATCCCGCTGCGTGCGGGTGGTGTCGTTCTGCATCCCCGCGCCCGCAAGTGCGAAAGCCAAGACGGTAGAGATCATCTGCCTCTCCCAATTCATCCGGGGTTAACGAACAGGAGATTGCTGCATGAGCGCGGAAAAGGGAAGCGCATTTTTGCTGAAGATCGGCGATGGCGCGGCGCCGCCGGTCTATGCGACCGTGGCCGGGATGCGGACCACGCAGATGAGCGTGAACGGCGAGGCGGTGAACGTCACCAGCAAGGAAAGCGGCGGCTGGCGCGAGCTGTTGTCGGGCGCGGGCGTGCGATCGGTGTCGGTCGCGGCGAGCGGCATCTTCACCGGATCGGCGGCCGAGACGCGGCTCAAATCCAACGCGCTGGGCGGGACGCTCGACGATTACGAATTGTCGTTCGAGAGCGGCGAGCGGCTGCGCGGGCGGTTCCTGGTGGCGCGGCTCGATTATGCCGGCGACTATAATGGCGAGCGCACCTATGCGCTGGCGCTGGAAAGCTCCGGCGCGGTGGCCGCGGCATGAGCGCGGTTGCGAATCCCGCGCGGGGCGAAGCCAGCCTGACGATCGGCGGGCGGACGATTTTGCTGCGCCCGAGCTTCGCGGCGTTGGTCGCGGCGGAGGCGGCATTGGGGCCGCTGTTCGCACTGGTCGAACGGGCGGCGGCGGGCGAGCTCAAGCTTGGCGAGATCGCCGAGCTGGTGTGGCATTGCATCGCGGAGCGGGCGGAGAGCTTGACGGTCGCGCAGGTCGGCGAGGCGTTGGCGGAGCTTGGGCTCGCCGAGGTTGCGCCGATCCTCAAGGCGCTGCTGACGCAGATCCTGCACGGCCGTGTTTAGCGACGGCGCGGCACGGCTGGCGGGGATCGCCGGCGCGCTGCTGGGCTGGCGGCCGGACGAATTCTGGCGGGCGACGCCGGGCGAGCTGGCCGCGATCCTCTCGGCGTTCAAACCGGAGGTGACGGCGGTCGAGGCGGACGATCTCGTCCGGCTCAAGGAGATGTTTCCAGATGGATGACGAGATCGAGGGCGCGCTGGTCAGCGTGCGCGCCGACACGGCCGGCTTCGCCCGCGACGTGGCGGCGATGCGCGGCGAGCTGGAAGGGCCGCTGGCGCAGGGCGCGGACAGAGCCGGGCGGGCGATCGAAGGCGCGCTGACGCGGGCGCTGAGGACCGGCAAGCTCGGCTTCGACGATTTGCGGCGGACGGCGCTGGCGGCGCTGGCCGACATCGCCTCGGCGGCGATCCGCGGCGGGCTGGGCGCGATCTTCGGCGGCGGGAGCGGGATCGGCGGGCTGATCGGCGCGGTCCTTGGCGCGCCGGGCAAGGCGATCGGCGGGCCGGTCTCGCCGGGGCGGCCCTATCTGGTCGGCGAGCGGGGCCCCGAGCTGTTCGTGCCGACGGCGAGCGGGCGGATCGAGGCGGGGCAAGGCGGGGCGCGCGACGTGCGGGTGAGCATCAGCATCAACGCGCCGGCGGACGCATCGCCGCAGGCGCTGAAGGCATCGAGCCGGCAGGTCGCGCGGGCAGTGCGCCAGGCCCTGCTCCAGGCCGGGGATTGAGCGATGGGCGATTGGCTGGCGAGCGCGGCGAGCGCGCGCACGTTCGGGACGGTGAAACGGTTCGATCCGCTTTACTGGACCGTCGATTTTCCGCGGCCGATGATGGCGAGCCTCGTCACCACCGCGCCGGACGCGCTGCGGATCGAGGCGGTCTTCTATCGGAAGGACGATCTCGCCGGTTTGATCTGGGAGGCGGAGGACAGCCGCGATCATGTGCTGCTGCGCTACGAGACGGCGCGGGATTTCCGGCGGTGCCGGCTTTCATTCCGCTGGCGTTCGAGCGGGATCATGGCGCTTGACGCGGTCAACGGGCCGACGCTGACGATCGAGGGCCGGGATGCGAGCGGCGCGGCGAAAAGCTGGTTCGTGCGGCTGTGGAATTATGCGGATGGCACGCCGGAGGATGCGGCCGTGCGGCTCGACTTCGCGGCGCTGGCCGGCGGTTGGGAGAAGGACGACCCGGTCTTTGCCGGCGACGTGGACCGGATGTTCATCAGCCTGGTCCCGCCAGGCTACGACGCCAGCGACGCGATGCTCGAGGCGCCGGCTTCGGGCTGGGTCGAGCTGACCGGAATCGCCTGCGACGGATCGGGATCGGTGCTGGCGATCGGCGACGCGCTGGTGCCCGAGCACGATCTTCGGATCGCGACCGGCTATGACGATCTCTACAATTTGACGCCGGCGCGGATGCTGCGGAATATCGTCCAGCTCGGCTATCGCGGGGTCATCAATCATTATGTCGGGATGAGCCATTATTTCGGGCTCGACGGCGACCTCAAGGCGAGCGGCGGATTGAACGCGCCGTGCATCGCCTGGCATCGCGATTTCCTGGCGCGGGCGAAGACGCTCGGCTTCGAGGTGATCCTGTCGCTGTCCTACGAGCTGCTCGACCAAAATTGCCCGGAGGACTGGAAGCAGCGCGCGGCGAATGGCGATCCGGCGCTGACCGGCTGGGAGCCGCCATCGGCGCTGCTGTCGCCGGCCAATGCGGATGCGATGGCGTGGTTGCGGGGAGTTGCGGCGGCGTTTGCCGGGCTTGCGGTGGAGGCGGGGCTGCCGGTCCGGTTCCAGATCGGCGAGCCCTGGTGGTGGGTGACGGCGGGCGGCGCGATCTGCCTGTACGACGACGCCGCCGTCGCGGCGTTCGCGCCGGCGGCGATCGACGATGTGCGTGGAGTGCTCGACGAGGCGCAGAAGGCGTCGCTCGATGCCGCCGGGGACGCGCTGGCGGACTCGACGGCGGCGCTGGGCGCGGCGGTGCGGGCGGTGGCCGATGACGCGGAGCTGCTGCTTCTCGTCTATCTGCCGACGGTGTTGAGCGGGCCCGAAACGCGGCGGGCCAACGTGCCGCCCGGCTGGGCGGCGCCGGCCTTCGACGTGCTCCAGCTCGAGGATTATGAGTGGGTGACGGGCGGACGGCGCGCCGCTTCGGCCCAGGGCGCGGCCGCGATCGGCGCGCGGCTCGGTCATGCGGCGGTGGCGCGGCATTATTTCGCGGGGTTCGTGCGCGATCCGGCCGACCGCGGCGATTGGCGGGCGATCGCCGGGGCGGTGCGCGACGCGCAGGCGAGAGGCGTCGCCGAGGTTTTCGTGTGGGCGCTGCCGCAGGTGCTGCGTGACGGGTTCGTCTGGTTTGGAGGAGAAGAGCCGGTGGAGGCTTTCGACGACGTGCGCTTTCCTATCGCGCTTGGCCGGGCGGCCAGCGTCGAGCCGACTTTCTCGACCCAGATCGTGACGACGGCGAGCGGGGCGGAGCAGCGCAATGCGGACTGGGCCGACGCGCGGCTGAGCTTCGATGCGGGGCCGGGGGTGCGCGGCGAGGCGGAACTGCACGACCTGATCGCCTTCTTCCGCGCCCGGCGCGGGGCGGCTGCGGGGTTCAGATTCGAGGATCCGTTCGACAACAGCTCGAAAGGGATGACCGGGGAGCCAGGGACGGCGGATCAGGCGATCGGGACCGGCGACGGGGTTTCGACCGAATTTCCTTTGGTGAAGCATTATGGCGGACAGGTGCGGCGGATCACCCGGCCCGTGGGCGGGACGGTGCGGGTGTCGGTGGATGGGGCGGAGCGGATCGGCGGCTGGTCGCTCGGCGGGAAGGGCGTGATCGCCTTCGATGAGCCGCCGGGCGCGGGCGCCGAGGTGGCGGCGGGCTTCCGCTTCGACGTGCCGGTGCGCTTTGCCGAGGACAAGCTGGTGGTGGGTTTGGCGACCTTCGCGGCCGGCGAGGCGCCGTCAGTGCCGCTGATCGAGATCAGGGAGTAGGAAATTAGAAAATCCTCCCTTCGAGGGGAGGTGGCGCGCGAAGCGCGACGGAGGGGTGTCAGCGGTCGAGAATGACTCTCTGAGTCCGACACCCCTCCACCATTCGCCTGCGGCGAACGGTCCCCCTCCCCTCGAAGGGGAGGATTTTGATGGTGCAGGAAACGCAAATGACCGAATTTCTCGACCGCGACCTTGCGAGCGTGGCGATCTGTTGGCGGCTGGAGCGGCGGGATGGGGTGGCGCTTGGGTTCACCAGCCATGATCGCGATCTCGTCATCGGCGGGCTCACCTATCGCGCGGCGCCGGGGATGCTGCCGTCCGAGATCACTTTGACCGACGGCTTCGATGCCGACGGGCTCGACATCAAGGGCGCGCTGACCAGCGATGCGATCCGTGCCGACGATCTTGCCGCCGGGCGGTGGGACGGGGCGGCCCTCACCGTGTTCATGACCGATTGGGAAGCGCCGGGGGCCGAGACGCTGGCTTTGGCGCGCGGGACGCTCGGCGAGGTCAGCGTCGACGGCGCCGCGTTCGAGGCCGAATTGCGCGGGCCGACGGCGGCGCTCGACCGGCCGGTGGTCGAGCAGACCTCGCCCGAATGCCGCGCCGCGCTTGGCGGCAAGAGGTGCCGGATCGACATGGCGGCGCGCACGCGGATCACTCGGGTGGTCGCGGCGGAGAATGGCGAGATCGAGGTGGCCGACGCGGCGGGGGCCAATGCTTATGCTTATGGCCGGCTGCGCTGGATCGGCGGGGCGAACAGCGGGCTTTCCAGCGCGATCCTGCGCTCGGACGGCGTGCATCTGACATTGCGCGATCTGCCGGCGTTCGCGGCCCAGCCGGGCGATCTCGTCCAGATCGCCGAGGGCTGCGACAAGAGCCTGGCGACCTGCGCCGGGCGTTTCGCCAACACCGCCAATTTCAGGGGCGAGCCCCATCTGCCGGGGATCGACCTTCTGACCCGCTATCCCGGGGCCTAAGCCCCCTTTCACGACGAGGAGAAAGACCATGCGGCTTCGCGCCTGCATCGCATTGCTGTTGCTTGCCATTGGCGGCTGCGCCCAGATTCCCGACCATATCAGGGTCGAGGTCGATGGCGGCAGCATCGATTTCCAGAAGACCCAGCCGCCGGCCGATCCCGTCGGCAATGCGGCCGATCCGGATGCGAACGGCGTCGATGACGACGGACGCTGAGTGGATCGTTACGCGAGCACGCGCGCTGATCGGCGCGCGGTTCCGACCGCAGGGCCGGAGCGCGGCGTCCGGGGTCGATTGCGTGGGGCTGGCCGCGGCGGCGATCGGGGCGCCGGCGCCCGCCGGTTATCGTCTTCATGGCGGATCGGCCGCGCGCGTCGCGGCGGAGCTTCGCAAGGCGGGGCTGGCGCCGGCCGGCGAGATGGCGGCGGGCGACGTGCTGCTGATGCGCTCCGGGCCGCGGCAGCTCCACCTCGGCATCTGGACGGGCGACGGGATGGTCCACGCCGATGCCGGCCTGAGGCGCGCGGTCGAGCGGCCGGGCGATCCCGCCTGGCCCGTGATCGGCATCTGGCGATCGAACCGAAGGAGCTGACATGGCGACGCTTATCCTGACCGCGGTCGGCACCGCGATCGGCGGGCCGATCGGCGGCGCGCTTGGCGCGATCGCCGGGCAGGCGATCGACCAGAGGCTGCTCGCGCCCAAGGCGCGCCAGGGGCCGCGGCTCGGCGATCTTTCGGTCCAGACCTCGTCCTATGGCGCCGCGATCCCGCGTCTTTTCGGCTCGCTGAGGGTCGCCGGGACGGTGGTCTGGGCAACCGACCTGGTCGAGACCCGATCGACGACCGGCAACGGCAAGGGCCAGCCCAAGACCGTCAATTACGCTTATTCGGCGAGCTTCGCGGTCGCCTTGTCGGGGCGGCCGATCCGGGGCGTGGGACGGATCTGGGCCGACGGCAAGCTGCTGCGCGGCGCCGGCGGCGACTTCAAGAGCGCGACCGGCTATCGCCTCTATACCGGCGGCGAGGACCAGGCGGTCGATCCGCTGATCGCGTCCGCCGAAGGGCTGGACCAGACGCCCGCCTTTCGCGGCATCGCCTACGCGCTGTTCGAGGATTTCCAGCTCGAGGATTACGGCAACCGCATTCCGTCGCTCACCTTCGAGATCGAGGCGGATGCGGGCGCGGTGGCGATCGGCGACATCGCCAGCGACCTGGCCGGCGGCGCGGTGATCGGGGCGGCGACGCCGACGCTCGGCGGCTATGCGGCGAGCGGCGACAGCGTGCGCGGCGCGATCGCGGCGCTTTCGGACGTCGTGCCGCTGTCGCTTGCCGATGACGGGACCGTCCTGCGGCTGATCGTTCCCGGCGGCGATGCAACGATGCTGGCCGCGGCCGAGGAAACGACACGGCGCGCATTGGTCCGCCGGGCCATCGACAGCGTACCGGACGAGGTCAGCCTCACTTATTACGACCGGGACCGCGACTATCAGGCCGGGCTCCAGCGCGCGGCGGCCGGGGGCGGTCCGGGACGCAACGCCGATCGGCTGAGCCTGCCGGCCGCATTGCCGGCGGGCGCGGCCAAGGGGCTTGCCGAATATCGGCTGGCGGCGCTGCGCGCCGGGCGGGTCAGCGCCAAAGCCGGCTATGGCTGGCGTCACGCCGCCCTCCGCCCGGGCGGGCTGGTTCGGCTCGATGGCCAAAGCGGGCTCTGGAAGATCTCGCGCTGGACATTGGGGCCGATGAGCACGGCGCTGGAGCTTGGCGGGGTGCCGGGCGGTTCGCCGCCCGAGGCCACGGCCGATTCCGGGCGTCCGATCGCCGCGCCCGACCTCGTCCAGGGACCGACGACGCTCCGGCTTTACGACCTTCCCCTCGGCAGCCCGCCGGCCGGCACGCCGTTGCTCTTCGCGTTCGCCGCCGGGGCGAGCGCCGGCTGGCGGCGGGCCGATCTCATCGCAAGCTTCGACGGCGGGGAGAGCTGGCAGCCGGCGGGGCGCGCCGGGCCGGCGACGATCGGGACCGCGCTGACCGCGCTGCCGGCGCGGCCTTCGACCTTGTTCGATGCCGACTCCTCGGTGGAGGTCGCGCTGCTCAACGACGCGATGTGGCTCGAAGGCGCGAGCGACGACGCCCTGGCGGGCGGCGCCAATCTCGCGCTCGTCGGCGACGAGCTCGTCCAGTTCGGCAATGCCGAATGGCTGGGCGAGCGACGGTTCCGGCTGTCGCGGCTGCTGCGCGGTCGGCGGGGCACGGAATGGGCGGCGCCCGGCCACGTTGCCGGCGAGGATTTCGCGCTGATCGCAAGCGACCGGCTGGTCACCCTCACCGCGCCGGAGGGGTCGATCGGCGGCACGGCCCAAATGAGCGCGCACGGGATCGGCGATCCGGCGGATGTCGTCGCCGCGAAGGCGATCGAGGGTGCCGCACTGCGCCCACCCGCGCCGGTGCACCTGACGGCGGCGCGGCAGGCGGACGGCGGCATCCTGGTGCGCTGGGTGCGCCGGAGCCGCGACGGCTGGAGCTGGCCGAACGGGGCGGACACGCCGCTCGGCGAGCAGGCGGAGGCCTATCGTCTCGACATTTCGGGCGACGGCTTCGCGCGCCAGGTCGCGCTCTCCGAGCCCGCCTTCCTCTACAGCGCGACGGCGCAGGCGGCCGATGGCGCCGCCGCGCCGATCGGGTTCGCGATCGTCCAGCTCGGCACCTACGCCGCCTCGCGCGCGGCGCAATTCACACTCGATTGAACGGAGGTCGTAAAGGTGAGCGAAGTCAGCCCGCGCTTTTCACTGCCATTCCTCGTGCCCGGTCAGGCGCAGAAGGAAGCCTTCCACAACGAAGCCTTGCTCGCCCTCGACGGCGTCGTGCATGCCGCCGTCGAGGGCGCGCCGGCCGGAACGCCGCCCGAAGCCACGTCCGAAGGCCAGAGCTGGATCGTCGGAGCGGGGGCGACGGACGCCTGGGCCGGCCGGGACGAGAGCCTCGCGACCTGGACCGCGGGGGGCTGGCGGTTCGCGGCGCCGGTGCCCGGGATGCTCGCCTGGAACAAGGCGGCGGGTCTGTGGCTCCACTGGGACGGAACCGCCTGGTCGGACGGCAGCCTGCCCGCGGCGTCGCTGACCATCGGCGGCCTCCGGGTCGTCGGTCCGCGCCAGCCCGAAATCCCAAGTCCTTCTGGCGGCACGACAATCGACGCCGAGGCGCGCACGGCGATCGGCGCGCTGATTGCGACATTAAAGTCACACGGGCTCGTGGAATGA